ATGGGTCACTACAAGAGCAACGTCCGCGACCTGGAGTTCAACCTCTTCGAGGTCCTGGGCCTGGGTTCCATCCTCGACACCGGCGCGTACGGTGACCTGGACGCCGACACCGTCAAGGAGATGCTCAACGAGGTGCGTCGCCTGGCCGAGGGCCCGCTCGCGGAGTCCTTCGCCGACGCCGACCGCAACCCGCCGGTCTTCGATCCGCAGACGCACACCGTCGCGATCCCCGAGTCGTTCAAGAAGTCCTTCCGTGCCCTGCAGGAGGGCGGCTGGGAGAAGCTGGGCATCCCCGAGGAGCTCGGCGGACTCGGCGTCCCGCGCACCGTGCACTGGGCCATCAGCGAGCTGATCCTCGGCGCGCAGCCCGCCGCGTACATGTACGCCGCAGGCCCCGGCTTCAACACCATCTTCCACAACAACGGCACCGACGAGCAGAAGAAGTGGGCCAAGATCGCGATCGATCGCGACTGGGGCGCCACCATGGTGCTCACCGAGCCCGACGCGGGCTCCGACGTCGGCGCCGGCCGCACCAAGGCCGTCAAGCAGGAAGACGGCACCTGGCACATCGAGGGCGTGAAGCGCTTCATCACCTCCGCCGACGCCGATGACCTGTTCGAGAACACCATCCACCTGGTGCTCGCCCGCCCCGAGGGCGCGGGCCCCGGCACCAAGGGTCTCTCGCTGTTCTTCGTGCCCAAGTTCCACTTCGACCACGAGACCGGCGAACTCGGCGACCGCAACGGCGTCTTCGTCACCGGCGTCGAGCACAAGATGGGCCTGAAGGTATCGGCCACCTGTGAGGTCACCTTCGGCGGCAACGGCATCCCGGCCAAGGGCTGGCTCGTCGGCGAGGTGCACAACGGCATCGCGCAGATGTTCGACGTCATCGAGAACGCGCGAATGATGGTGGGCACCAAGGCCATCGCCACCCTGTCGACCGGTTACCTCAACGCGCTCGACTACGCCAAGCAGCGCGTCCAGGGCGCCGACCTCACCAAGATGACCGACAAGGCCGCGCCGCGCGTCACCATCACCCATCACCCCGACGTCCGTCGCTCGCTGGCCAGCCAGAAGGCCTACGCCGAGGGCCTGCGCGCCATCTACCTCTACACCGCCGCGCACCAGGATCCCGATATCGCCCAGCAGGTTTCGGGCGCCGACGCCGACCTCGCCGACCGGGTCAACGACCTGCTCCTGCCGATCGTCAAGGGCGTCGGCTCCGAGCGGGCCTACCAGTACCTGACCGAGTCGCTGCAGACCCTCGGCGGGTCCGGCTTCCTGCAGGACTACCCGATCGAGCAGTACATCCGCGACGCGAAGATCGACTCGCTGTACGAGGGCACCACCGCCATCCAGGCGCAGGACTTCTTCTTCCGCAAGATCGCCCGCGACCGCGGCGTCGCGCTGGCCCACGTGGCCGGCCAGGTACAGAAGTTCATCGAGTCCGAGGCGGGCAACGGCCGCCTCAAGGCCGAGCGCAAGCTGCTCGCCACCGCCCTCGAGGATGTCCAGGCCATGGCCGCCACCCTCACCGGGCACCTCATGGGCGCCCAGGAGAACCCGACCGAGCTCTACAAGGTCGGCCTCGGCTCCGTGCGCTTCCTGCTCGCCGTCGGCGACCTGCTCATCGGCTGGCAGCTGCTGCGCCAGGCCGAGGTCGCCATCAAGGCGCTCGACAACGGCGCCACCGGCGCCGACGAGTCGTTCTACCAGGGCAAGGTCGCCGTCGCGCAGTTCTTCGCGCGCAACATGCTGCCGGAGCTGACCGCGGTCCGCACCATCCTGTCGAACCTGGACAACGACATCATGGAGCTGGACGAAGCGGCGTTCTGATTCCTTCCTGAACGACGAAAAACGGCCCGGATCTCTCCGGGCCGTTTTTCGTTGTGTTGCAGGTGTTCTCGCGGCTCGCACGCCGAAAGGCGGCCCGAATTTCTCCGGACCGCCTCGGTGAAGTTCAGGACGCCCCGCCGTCCATCCCCACACGTACGCGGGGCAGTACGCTCCGCGAATTACGGGGTCGTCGTGCCGCCCTTACCCGAGCCGGTCGACAACGCCTTGACGATGTCGGTGATGGCCTTGCTCGAGCCCGTACCCGTCGGATCCGGCTCACCGGGGGCGACGACAGGCTGCACAGAGGTGCCCGGCTCCAGGGGGAGCCCCGGCGCCGCACCGGCGGCCGCCATACTCGACCCGGCGATCATGACGCCGGCCGCCGCGGCCAGCACGATTCCGAACACTCGCGTCTTGCTCATTCAGCTGCTTCCTTTTTCTCAGGCGAATACGAGTTGGTCGACCGCAGCCAGTTCTACCACGTGTATTTCGTATCCAGCGATCGGTCAGCCATCGTAGGTATTCGCCGTGGATTGCCACTTGATTGCATACACAGCGAGGTGCAACTTTCAAGTTGTAAGCTGGATATTGACAGGTCAGGCCCCGATTTATATCGGCAAAAAGCCTGTGGGCATGGCACATCCGCGCTGGCAAACCGGAGTAATAGATGGAAGACATTGCGCTTCACGTTACCGACGCAGGCACCTTGGCAAACAATCAGCACAATATCCAATGTCCAGAACTCGATCGAGCGGCGAAACTGGACATCCTCAGCAACTCAACGGCTACATTGTGATTCATTTCATACAGAATCAATGTAACGTCATGTTCGTGTAGATCGAATATCGCCCGGTCATCGAATGACGGGATGCGGGTCGCTAGCCTTCGTTCGGAGGGTAGCCGCCGCCGTTGCCGAACATGTCGATCTTCCACCACAGAAAGAGTTCGTTGTTGATGAACGCGATAGCGTCGGAAATTCCCGAGGTTCCGCTCGCCGGGTCTGGGTTCGGATTGCCCGGCGACGGTGTCGCCTGCTCCGTTCCGACCCGGATGAGGCAGGTCTGCATGCCGATCGGCTGGTCAGCCCCGCTCCAGAACAACTTGATGTGATCTTGTGGCGCCGGCCCGGGCATGCCGACGCCACCCCAACGCTTCGCCCAAACCAACTTGCTGCCGTACGGAACTTGAATGGTCGTCCATTCTTCCTTCGGCAGAACAACATTGGTGGTTATTCTCGTCATTACAATATCTCCTTCTCTATGCGCCGACTACCTCGCGTAGCCGGCACCGTGCCGGACCGTTCGCCGAAAGGAATGAACGATCAGAGCGCCGGAATCTCGAGGCCATAGTCGTCGAACATGCCGCGAGAGTTAGATCTCCTCCTCTAGGGAAGGCGGGATCCGGTATCGAGCCGACGGAGGCTCTTGACCTGGCAGGTGTGTGCGGAGAAAACCGCGCAGTTCGTCTATGTGCTGCTGGAGGGCGCGGATGAGGCGGATCGCGTCACGGAACCGCTTCTTGTCGTCTACCGCTTGCGACTCGAGAATGTCGACGCGGGCCCGGAGCTTGCTGACCTCACGCGCCTGCCATGCGGTGACGGCGCCGATCATGGTGGCGACGGCCATGCCGAAGGCTTGAACCAGCTCCGGGCTCAATAAGGACTGTGTCATTCAATGCCCGCTGCCTGCCGGTCGACTGGGGTCACCACCGGTCGGATGATCGCGCCGGCGATCACGGGAGTGAGCAGGCCGTAGATCGACAGCACCGACTCGATCCACGAGGTATCGACCTGGCGACCGAGGACATACGCGACAACGCCGGTGATCGCGACGAGCACCGACCGAATCAGCGCGGGTTCGGGAATCCGGTGGATCGACATCAGAGCTTCCCCTCCGCCGCGTTCAGCAGCCGGTCCAGTTTGAGTTCCAAGGCCTTGAGGCGTTGCTCGTTGCGGAAGTCGGCGGCGTCGGAGTTGAGCACGTAGCCCGCGACCGTGTCCCGGTACTCCGAATCGGCGACACGCGATTGGAAGCCGTAGGTCAACTCGAAGTGCACCCTGCGCAGCTTGTCCAGCAGCTCACGCTGCTCGTTGTCGGAAAGTGCCATCAGCACACTGCCTTTCATTCGTTCCGCGACGTCGGCGCGGAAGCTGTCCATATCCATCGCGCCGGGATCCCACTTGCCTTGCTTGGGCCCGGCCCATTCCTTGTGCCCGATCACTCGATCGGCGCCGTGGCCGAGCTTGCGCAAAACCGCCGCGCAGATGCCGACGTAGGCGTCGTATTGCGCATCCGGCCAACCCTCGGTGCCGTTGTTGGCGGCCTCGATGCCGATGGTGTGAAAGTTCGCGTTGTCCTCCGGCAGGCCCGGCCAGCTCCCCGCGCCCGCGTGCCAGGCCACACCCGCCGCGACCACCGTCACGGTCCCGTCCTGAGCCAGGTGCAGCTGCGAGAGCGGCCCCGCCAAAGTTGGTAGGCCGTAGGCGATTTCAGACGGCGGAGTCGTCGATCCACCGGTGTGGTGAGCGACGATCCCCCAGATCTCACCGAAGTCACCGTGCCCGCGCTCGCGCCAGTCGGGAAACTCCACAACCCGCAGACCTTCGTCGCGGAGCACGTCCGCGAGCCATACCGGATCACCGGTCCAAGACATAGTTCGTCCGCTTTCTCTGAGACTAGATGTCGCGCGCCTGCCAGTCGTCGATGGCGAATCCGTACACCTGATTGCCGGTGCCGGTGCCGTCATCGGCGATTTCGCAGATCAGCCCTGCGAAGCGATTCGTGGCGGCGACGGGGATCATGGCGTCGGTGTCGGTCCACGTGATGATCGGGGTGGGAGCGCCCGCCAGGTAGACGTTGTATACGTTGCCGACAGCTGTGCAGCGCAGCGCGACCCCACCCATGAGGCTCACTCCGAATTTGTTCGACCGAACCTTGGGGACGCCGCCGATCCAGGTGCGGATCGCGACGGTATTGCTGGTGACAACCGCTTCCACCCGGTTCTTGTTTGCGGCGCCGCGGAGGAATACACCGGTATACGCGCCGCCGTATCCGATGCCTCGGCTGACGATCGCGCAGGACACTTCGTGCGAATCAGTGTGCAGCGGCGCCGTCCACCGCGCCGCGTTCACGAAGGCGCCATTGTCCTGTACTCGGTTTCCGGCGATCAGCGGCGCGTAATCGATAGTGACCCAGTTGGCGCCGAGCGCGCCGTTGGCGCGGTTGAAGTCGTCGGTGAAGACCGCGGGTGTCAGCGCCTCGGCGGCCAAATCGGCTGTGGCGCCGAAGGTGACAGTTCGCACCCGAGCGCCGTCGAGGATCGAGGCAGCCAGCGTGCCCACACCCGTGGCGGCCATGCCGGCTCGTGTCGCGTTCAATGCGCCCGCACCATTGAACGCCGCGCTGACCACGACCGTGGTCAGCAATGCCTCCGCCGAAAGCGTTCCTTCGCAGCCGAACGCTGCCGGGAAGCTGATTTCGGCGGACGTGGTTCCAGAACTCCCATACAGGACGGGAATAACCACGGCCGCGGACAGGGCACCCGACCCCTTCGGTAAGGCAGGTACACCGGTTACCGCGGACAGGGCACCTACGCCATTGCCGACCGGCGCCGCGGTTGGCTTCGGTACCGTGGTCGCCGAAATCGTGCCGGCGCCGGCGAATCCAGTGACAACTTTGACGCTGCCTTTGACCGCGACGGTCGCCGCCGCCGATCCCGTTGCGGCACTGGCCTCTTGGACGAGTACGCGCTGGTTGTAGCTGCCGTTGGCCAGGCCACCGGCGGAGAAGTACGCGGGAAACGCGAGTGTGGCAGTGGTGAGTCCGGTCCCGTCGAACGTTGGCAGCACGCCGGAGTTCGGTACCAGCGACACCGACAGCGTGCCGATGACGCCGAACGCGGCGTCGGACACCCCCAACTCGGCGACGCCGGCGAATGAAGCGCTGACCAGCACGGGTCCCTTCTTGACGGCGACCCGCACAGTCGGTCGCCCATCGGCCCCCAAGCCCGGCCTACTCGGCTGCGATGAGGCCGTTGCGGCGGTGAGTAGTCCGAGACCGCCTCCGGCACCGGGCGCTTGGGCCGACGGAGCGACCCGCGCGAAGAGTGCCCCGGTGCCGTTGCTGTCCACGCGCGAGAACGCCGGAATAATAGGTATTTTGCTGCCATCCCGGACGATTCGCGTTGCCGTGGGCGCAGACACCGCGCTGACCGGTGACGTCGGCATAGCCGAGACCCTGATGGGTTGTCCGGGCGGTTTCACTTCGATCAGCTGCGTATGAGGTTGCACAGCTACTCCGATTCGGTGGCGGTCAAGGACTTCGGGATATCGCCGAATTCGAGGTTCGAGATCGGCCGACAACGCGCACAACGCCCCGGTCTCGCGGAACCAAGACCGGGGCGCTGGGCCGTCAGGTGATCCGTACGTAGGTATTGGCGCCCGCGGCGACGGTGGCGACCTGACTACTGTTCAGATTGCTGCTGTCGGATATCTCGACGGTGATGCGGTCACCGTCGGCCACGCTCACCGTGGCGCCCGCCACCGCGGGAGTCGCTTCGCTGCCGGTGGCGATGACCACGTCGTTCTTCTTGATACGAACGCTGATGCTGTTGTGGAAGTAGCCCGACCACTGAATGCTCGCGCTGATTGTCGCGTTGGCTTTACTCCCTCGGCAGATCAGCGCGTCGGTGGTCACGACGGAGCCGGGATACGTCGTGGTGTTGGCCGTCCAACCGACGAGTTGGCGCCAGGTGTTCGTGGAGTTCGGGCCGAGTTGTGTCCCGTTCTTGATCATCCCGGAGGGGACGAAGGGCGAGACGGCGACCATCGACAACGTCCCGGTGCTCTGGAAGGGCGCGGGGCCACCGGTCACGGCCGAGGCCGTACCCGTGGCCGCGAACTGCCCGGCGCCGGCGATCGTCGCCGACAGGCTTCCGGTGCCGAGGACGTCCATCGCGGCCCGCAAGCCGACCAATCCGCCGCTGCCACTGAACGCGGCGGCGCAGACAGGCACCGCGGCGACGGCGAGAGCGCCCTCACCATTGACCTCCGCCGGAAAGCTGACCGGTGCGGATACAGTTGCGGCACTGCCGAATCGGGCGAATATGCCGACATCCGCCGACAAGCCGCCGAGTCCGACGGGCAGCACGGGGACACCGGTGAGGGCACGAAGTGTGCCGGTTCCACCAGTGACGGGGGCCGCGGTGGAGTTCGGCACCGACGACGCGGCGATCGACCCCGCGCCGCCGAAACCCGCCGCGATCTTGACGCTGCCCTTGACCACCGTGGTCGCGGTCGCGGTACCCGCGGCCGCGCCGGCCTCGACCAGCCGTACGCTCTGGTTATAGGTGCCGTTCGACTCGCCTTCGCCGCCGAAGGACGCCGCGTAGGCAACCGTGGCAGTCGTGATCGTGACACTGGAGAAGGCCGGCAGCGCACCAGCCCTCGGTTGTACATCGGCCGACAAAATGCCCACGTTCCCGAAAGCGGCGTCGGTGACCGCCAATTCGGCGGTAGCGCCGAATACCGCCGCGACGACCACCTTCGCGCCGACACCGGCTTTGGCCGAGGCCGTCGTGGTACCGACAGCGTCGAAGCCCCCGGTACTGGGCTGGAAGGACGACATAGCCGCCGTCAACAAGCCGAGCCCGGAATTTCCACCGGCCGCGGTCACCTTGGGAACGAATTTCGCGGTGAGCGAGCCGAGCCCGGTCAACGCCGCCGGGGCGAACTGCGGGATGACCGGTACTCGTTTCCCGTTGATCACGATCAGCGGAGTTGCGGGCAACGTGATAGTGCTGGCCGGGGGCGCCGGGACCGCAGGAAGCACGGTGGGTGGCGCGGGCAATCTCGCCGCGATCAGCTCTTCTTGTGCGGTCACAGCGCCTCCGATTCAGTTGTGGTTGGGGAGTTTTCGAATATCCGCGGCGGCGGACTACGTCATGGTGAAGGTCGGGGTGACCAGCAGGGTGCCCTGTGCGCCGAGGGTGGTGCTGGAGATCAGGACCTTGTCGATGAAGGTGCCACCGGTCGCCGCGCTCCACAGGCCGGCGTAGGTGTAGGTGCCGGCGGGCAGGTTGATGGTCGCCTGACTGCCGGTGACCTGGCCGTTGGCGGGGGTGCCCCAGGTGGTGGCGACCCGAGCGTAGGCGGGCGAGCCGCCGGTGGCTTCGTTGGTACCGGTGGTGCCCGGGTCCGCGGTGTGGATCGACACGTAGGTGGTCGCCGCGATGTTGGCGTAGGCACTGCACAGAGCGTTCTTGGTCGTGGTGACTGCGATAGCCATGATGGCTCTCTCCTTTGGTGATTGATGGTGAACTTCTGCTCCGTCATCCCCGCGAGCGGGAACCCAGGAATCAATCGGAGTGCTGGATTTCGGGCACAACCGAATCGGCGGCCGAAGCCGCCACCGCACCGACGGCTTTCCTGGATTCCGGCATGCGCCGGAATGACGAGGTCGGGCGGCGAGAAGGGAAGGCAGTGGAACTAGGTCCGGACGACCGAGCCCGCATACCACGCATAGACCGTCGGCGGTGCCGTCTGGTAAGTGACGAGCATCGTGTACCGCGAGTTCGCCGGAATCGCATCGCAGGTGACACTGGGCACGTTCCAGGTCGCGGCCGTGGGTGTGACTGTGGCACTCCATGATCCGAGCGCGGTACCACCCGGGGCGGTCAGCACGATGGCGATCGTCGTGCCCGCGGGAAACACAGCCCCGCCGGACGGCTGAATGGTCTGGACGAAACTCGCACCGGTGGTCAGTTTCAATGGTTCGATCGTTGGCTGATATCCCAGAAAACCGGGATCGATCGGAGTAGTCATAGAATTCCTCTATCGTTTGCGGACCGGTCCACCGAAGCGCCTGTGCCCCAGCGATTTCGGGATGGAATCGACACGGTCGGTCGGACCGGACCCGGTTCAGGAGAATGAGCAGAGCGTGCCCTCGAAATAGGTCGCCCTACCCGAGGAGTCACCGAGCATGTCGTTCGGCCCCGCGATGTAATAGCCTGGCGCCCATACACTTCCGGCGCCCGCGAAGACGACGTAGGTTCCGGCGACCCGATGCACGGTGCTGCCCTCGGTCTCGCCGCCGATGCGAAACTCCGACCATTGGCCGGTGGGGCTCGGCGCCGTCCACAGCGCGACGTTGTAGTTGTATCCGGTGCCGCAGGCCGCGGACCAGTTGACGCCGACACTCATGACGTACCAGCCGGACTTGGTGATCTGAATTTGCCCGCGTCCGAGATCGAGCACGTTGGCGTTGTTGGCCACCCGGATCGTGTCGAAGACGCTGCCGTAACGTTGGCTTCCGGCGACCTGTGCGACGGCTGCCGGATTCTGACGGTAGAGCGCCCATCCCGTGCCCACCACCGCGGGTGCCGCGGTGTCGGCCGCGGCGATCGAATCCAGGTCGTAGCCGTAGTAGACACCGCCACCCCAGCCGGTACTCACGTGGTAGCCACAGAAAAGGCCGACCAGGCGATTATTGGCGCCTACCGGTGACGACACCACCGTATCCCGATAGCTGACGCGACCGATGCCGTTGACGAGGACCTCGTAGGCGGGACCGTTGGCGTTCACCGTTACTGTATCGCCGGTGTTGATGGCACTGAGATTGTCCGCCACCACCCAGCTGGTGATGCTCAGCGTGCCCCCCACGTACGAACCGCGCTGCAGATAAATGGAGGTCCTGCCGACCTGCACGATCACGAACGACGAAAAATCGGCGGCCGCGCGGATGAGGATGCCGCTACCCGAGTACTGGCCGGACTGGTTGGGACGGCCGAGCACGATCGACACCGACTGCGAATCCGTCATCAGCGGGGTCTTCCACAACGCGAACACGGCGCCGTCACCGGTACTCGCGCTCTTGGCGAGTCCGGCCTGATTGTCGATCGCCACGATGTCCGGCGAGCTGCCCCACTTGATGGTGTTCCATTTCGTGGTGTCCCACGTCTGGAAGCCATCCGCGAAAGACGCGCCGCCGACCTGCGTCTGGGTCTGCTGATTCTGTATCACCGCGATGATCGAGGCATTAGCGGTCGAGGTGTTCTGCGCGGCGGTCGCGGCACTTTGCGCGGTATTGGCGCCGTTCTGTGCCGAATTCGCCGCGTCGAGCGCGCGCGAGGTGGTGCTGTTGATGTCGGTACTGGCGTTGCCGACGTTCTGGAACGACTGCGTGACGTTGGAGATGATCGACTGCTGAGCGGACTGCCAGGTCACCTTCTGCAATCTGGACAGGCCGTTCGAGGCGCCCTTGCTACCGACATACGCGCCGGGCGGAATGCTTTTATCCGGTGAGGTCACTGCGCGTCCCCGGCCGTGATCTCGTCGGCGGTGCCGATGACGGCATGGTTCGCCACCAGGTCACGCCGGTCCACCAGATGCGCCAGGTCGCCTGATTCGCGCAGCTGCTGCACCACGTGCTGGCGCTCCTCGTCGGTGAGTTCGGACATGTCCGGAGCCGACACCTGCGGTGGCGCGGGAGTGCCTTTCTCGGCCCACTGCCCCGATCCGTTGAGCCAGTGGGTCACGCCGCGCGCCGGCGGATGGAATTCCTTGGTCTGCTCTTCGGGGTAGTGACGAAAACCTAGGTCCCACAGATGTTTCGACCACTGACGCAAGACGGCGGGGTGCACGAGCAACGGTGAGTTGCTCGGCCCGGGTAGGCCGACCAACGCCCAGGTGAAGGCCTCGTGCGGGTCGTTGGGGTCGCAGTCCTCGTGCAAGGGGATAGACATAGAACGCTCCGGCGATAGAAGTGTGCGGGTACGTCCCGGAACGCGCCGGGACAGTGGATGCGGACCGAGGGCCTACATCTGGACGGCGAGGGCCTGGATCTCGTCGACGACGTCGGCGATGACTCGCATCGACTTCGCGAACGGCATGTCGTGGTCCTTGTCCGAACCGACCGTGACCTGCCATGCGGGACTCGCCGTTCGCGACCAGGCGAGCTCCAGTTCGGTGACCTGATCGACGTAGATGGAGCCCTCGGGCATGCCCTTGACGGTGGAGCCCACGCGGTCACCGAGAAAGAAGTGCCCGTAGCCCTGATCGCCGATCAGGTACGGCTGACCATTGGCGACGGTGAACTTGTGGGTGAAATACCGCCGTGTCTTCCACAGCCCCTCACCCAGGGTCAGCAGCGAGCCGAGCGTGTACGCCCGATCCGCGCTTGTCTCGAAGTGCTCGAAGTAGTGTGACCAACCGGAGTTCAACGCGCGCTGCGGCGATTTGTAGGACACCCACGCCAGCAACGTGTCCGACAGCAGTGCCATCGCAATGGTATTCACGACCTCGGTGGCGCCGTTGGCGATGCCCTGCAGCGTCGGACCGACGAAGGGTGTCTGCCCCAACAGACCACCGAGCAGCATGCCGACGAACTGGATCGCCGAGGAGATCGCCTCGTTCACGCCGGGCATCGAGTGGCCGCCGGTCAGGATCTGCACCGACGACGACGGCGAGACCACGAAGTGCGAGGTCTGGATGCCGGTGTGTTCGTTCTCCCGATACACCACCCACGGACTCGACGGCAGCGTGCCGAGCCAACCCGGATTCTTGTACAGGTCGGGCGCGTCCGGGTCCGGCAGCACGTTCGGGATGAAACTGAGGTTGTCCTTCTGAATGACCTGAATGGTGTGCTGCAGGCCGTCCCAGATATTGCCGCCGGTACTCGTGCCGGTCAGGAATCCCGACTTGTCGACGATGTCCACCACGAGGCAGCCGTGCCGCAGTTCCGCACCGGGCCACGGCGCGGGATCGCCGCGCAGCCACCGCCGCGTGACCACCGCGAGCTGCGCGGACTCCAGTGAGCTGGAGGCAGCCTCGTGGAACGACTGGAATCGTGACCCGAAGATCGACCACATCGACGTGTCCGTGGCGAAGTCGGACGGCGCGACCACCATCGACCACGTCGACTGGTCCAGATTGAACCACTGGTTGACGTCCATGGGATCGTCGGGCAAAGCCCAGAACGACGCCTGCAAACGCAGCAGGTTCAGAAACAGCGCGGTCTTCAAAGTCCAGACGCTTGGTCCGGCGAGCATGAACTCACGCGGAAACTGCACTGCCGCGGGCAGAAACGGGTTCGACCAGCAGTAGATGTGCTTGAGTTCCTGGTAGGAATGCATGAACAGCAGCTCGACGGTGGTGACGCCGTGATCGTCGGTCTTGATGACCGCCTTCTCCAGCCGGCCGTCCCAGCGCGCACCGTCCTTGTCGACGGTGATGTGCACGTTCTGCTTCTGGCGGCCGTTGATGTCGACGGCCCACTTGGCAAGGTAGTAGTCGTAGGGCAAAACCAGTGTGCCGGTACCCGCTTGGTTGAGCACCCAGCGGAAGTCGGCACTGATCTCCGCGCCGCAGATGCCCCGCAGATTCCAGTCGCCGTCCCAGAGCCGCACCAGCGGCCGCGCGAATCGACGGTCCTTACGAATTCTTTTGTCCGCCTGCGCACTCGAATAGATGGCCGGCAGATCCAGCACGGTCGTCACTGCAGCCCCCACGGCCGCGACCAGTTGCGTTGCTGCACAGCCATGATCGACGCGCCGGTCGGTGCGCCGGTCACCTTGACCGGCATCGACGTCGACGGCGTGTACGGCGGCACCGGATAGAGGAAGCTCACGCCGTTCATCAGCGCCCAGAACTGCGACTTGTCGGCGGCGACGATCATCTCCTCCATCGGGTCGGTGTCGACCGTCAGATCCTGGCCGCGCGCGGCGAGCGGCAGGGTGACCATCCGGGCCGCGTCGCGGTCACCCGCGATCCACGAAAAGTCGGGCAGCGTCCACTTGCCCGGCGCGGAGCACACCCACTTCAGCCACATCGGCTGGTCGGTGGGGTTCGCGACGGTCAAGCTTCCGGACTGAATCGCCCCACCGATGGTGTCGATCGTCGAGGTCCACGAGCTCGTCACATCGGACTCCACCCACCACGGGTTGCCCGCGATGCAGGTCATGACGACCTTGCCCCACCGCTTGAGGTGCGGATCCTTCTCCGGCTTGAAGTCCGGTTGCTCGGACAGCCGCAGCGCCAGGGCTCGGGTGCCGTAGTCGGTGGTGATGGTCATCGTCGAGTCACGGTCGTAAGCCCAGGCTTTGCGCCAGGCCGAGTCGACCGACTCCCAGGCAAGGCCCGGAGTCTGAAAGATGTTGACGGCGAAGACAACATCACGCTTGTTGATGCGGTATCCGCCGAAGGAGGAGCCGATCTGGAACGCGGTCTGGTTCCAGATCGTCGACACCGGCGCGTCGTACAACCCGCTCGGCGACGTGGCCAGTTCCACCCCTTCTTGGCCGCGGCCCTGGCCGGCCACCGTCCATCGTGACCCGTCGACCCCGGTAATCGTGATCATCGCGGCATTCGACGCCACAAGTTCACCTCTCTTCTGTGGATTTCAAATAGCGCATGGCCGAACCGAATTCGGCTGTCGAACGACCGCCGGCGGCGGCCTGCTACCGCGACGAATGGGACAGTTCCCATTGCATGGCAAGCACTTTCAGTCGACCGACGATGTCGTCGGTGTTGAAGTCAATGGTGTTGTGACGCGGACCTATACCCGCATCTCGGGCGTGACGCGGCTACGCATGACGCAGCCGACACGTGGCCGGTCATCGGCGCTGCGGTTGAGCGACGGCTGATGTGCACCGCGACAACCACGGTGACAGCTCCTAGGCTGAGTTCAGCGTGTGCGCACTTGCCGGTATTTTGGAAACCGCTCGCGCATGGCGGCATCGAAAGCCGACGCCTGCTCGATCGAGTCCCATTTATGAAAGCCGTCTCGGCGTAAGTACTCATCGACCAAGGCCGCCGCATCGCGTGATCGGCCGTTCAACGCACACAGGATGACGATTCCCCGTAACCGCACCGGATCGGGATTCACCCGATCCAGACCGGTCAAGTTCGGCAGTAGCGCGAGTTCGAGTAAAGCGCTCACACTGCCGCGAGCCGCAAACCAGTCCTCGACCGGACCGGCGAGCAACCGGGTGAACTCGCCTACCCCGTCAGCGATCGCCGCCTCACCGGCCACCGAGATCTCGCGCGGATCCTGCGGATGTTCGAAGAACCCGAACAACACCGACTCCAGAAAATTGGGTTCGGCACCGCCGCCGGCCAACGCCGCTCCGGGCATGTCCCGCAAGACATCCGCGACGGCCGCCGACACGATCCAAGCCCGCGCGTTGATACCGACCCCGCCATAGCCATCCTTTTGAACGGTCGCCATGACGGCGGCTGTCATATGCGGACACCCGCTATCAGCCTTGGCACACCACACCCTGACCCAGGAAGGCTTACGCGAACCCGGCTCGGCGACATCCATCCCGTCGAGCGGTTCACTGGCTACATAGCCCGCCGCGAGTGATGCCTCGGTCACAGCAGCAGCAACCAACTTCGTCAACCGCGCCGTACTGACGACCACACCGATCCCTTCCGAAACCATCGGCGCCACCGTCGGGCGTGATTCATGGCCGACCCGCAGTGCGCATCGAACGCCCGCACAGGCCTTCGACCTTACCGCGACGAATGGGTCAGTTCCCATTGCATGGCAAGCACTTTCAGTCGACCGACGATGTCGTCGGTGTTCGAGGCTGAAATATTCACTGTGGCGGGCTGATTCACCGACGCGCCGGACATGGCGGGGGTGCCGCCCTGCTGCTGCGTACGCTCGGAACGTTGGGCCAGCATCTTGTGCAGGTAGAACGGATCCGCGTTGAGCGCCTGCAGGAAGGGGCGGTTCACCTCGGTCGACTTGGCGTTCATGACGAACTCGCCGTCGGAGAGCCACGCCGGAACCTTGTCGCCGAACGAGGAGCCGGGGCCTTTGACCGCGCCGCCGTCCGCGTACACGGGTGCCTTGGGCGCGCTGCCGACCGGGGCCGCGTTGGCGGACGGTCTGTCGACCTGGGCGTAGCTGAAGTTGTCCGGTCCGCGCTGCACGATCGTCCGCTCCTGGAACGGTGCGATCGCCTGCACGCCGGACCCGATGTCGTGATCGATGAACAGTCCGACGTTCGGGCCGAGCTTCTCGTTATCTATCTTGGCCGGGGGGCGTTGAATATCGATTGTGTGCCGGTTCCCGTTCGGCGCGTCCTGATAGATTTCCAGCCAGGGGTACTCGGTCGTCCTGCCGTTGACGGTCACGCCGGTAGAACCGGGAGTCCCCGCCACACCGTGGCCAGGTGTGAAGACGAGGTCCCCGTTCACCGTGCCGAGAGTGTCACCGACATCGGGCGCGAACGAGTCGTGGCCGGTGTACTTGATCCGGACCGACCCGTCCTTACCCTGCCAGACTTGAGCTTTCGGTATCGCAGCCTTCGCTTCTGTACTGCCGTCCCCGTTTACCTGCACCGACGGGTTCTGCCGAAGGACGACGAGCCCGTTCTGGTAGTCGACGTACATCGCCATCCGTGCATTTTCGGGATCGAAATTCGCGTTCGGACCGCGGTCGTCGCCGAGGTTGTACTTCAACGTCGAGGAATTGAACACGCGGTCTTCGCGGATGAACGCGTCGGCGCGCACGACTCCTTGATCGGCGACCTTGTCGATGCGGACGACGCGGATTTCAGGTCGCGCACCTTTGTACTTGGGGTCGTAGCTGTTCGGATTGAGCGCGGCGGCGGTTGCCCAATCGACGTCATCGTTCGGTGCGTGCCCGGTCACGCGGGTAAAGGCTTCGGCCGATGCCCGGGTCCGTTCGTCACCGTCCTGAATGAATCGCGGCCCGGCCTTGCCCGTTCCGAACATGCCGATAATCCCGCTGACCAGCCGATCGATCGGAGTCGGCACGCTCTCGACGGACATCGGCCGCCGCTGTTCGAACGACGCGCGCATTGCGTCCAGTTGCTCACGGAAGTCGACCCGCGGCAGTACCGGCGGCACGAAGACGGGCGCGGGCAGTTGCAGGCGGCCGGGTGCGGCAAGGAACTTGGCAGTCGACCGGTTATCCACAGGGTCGGCCATTGCTGTCACCTTCATTCGATTGTGCGGCGCTGGTGGCGCACGCGGTCCGGTTACGGTCAGTAGGCTGCGATGTGCCTGGCTCGCGGTTCGCGGCTGTGGCACAACCGATGTCGAGGGGGTAGCAGCGTGCGAGGTAGGTCGCGTCGCGCTCGGTCGGCGGCCGCCTTGCTGTTGTCGGCGGCGCTGCTGATCGCTGGCGGATGTGGTCGGGATCGGCAACCGACTTCCGCCGGTTCGACCGCGGTGGAGTGGACACCCAAACCTGAACTCACGTATGTGAGCGACTTCCCAGTGGCCACCGATCTCACCGAAAGGCTGGCTCAAGCCGCCACGATCGAGCATCTACGGCAGACCGTGCGACTGCTCCCCGCCGAACTGTCGCTGGTGACACGGGACCGGTGGGACGGCCGCGCCGTCGGCACCAGTTTCGTCGATACCTGCACGCTCGACGACCGAGTGCCCGACGCGCCGCTGGGACTCTGGCTGGGCTATCTGGTCGTCGGCGGTACGCGACCGGCTCGGGACTACCTACCCGAATTCCGTTCCGCCTGGCAGTATCTCGGTTGGCCGGTCGAATACGCGCCCAACGTGACGCCGAATGTGGTGAAGGCGACGACCCCGGATCACTACACGCTCACCGTCTCGGCGGCTTCGACCGGCGACCTCGGGGTCGATGTCGCTAGCCCGTGTTTCCCGAACACCGGTCGCGGGGGTGCCGATCCGTTACCGCCGGCGATTCCGCATCCTTGACGAACTCAGCTGACGTACACCGCGACGAAGAGTCCGGCGCCGAGCGCCTGGCCGTTGCCGTTCTGATGCAACCGCACGTCGATGACGTCGCCGGGTAACAGGATCGGTTGCGCGGTGATGGGAACCGACACCGGCCCCTCCGCGGACAACGAAACGCCGGTCGTGGTCGTCAGACTCGCGAAAGTCGATACGACAGCACCGGCTCGGAACTGGCGGACCGAGATCGTCACATTGTTCGTCGCCGCGCCGACAACCGTCGAATACCCTGCGGGAGCGACGATCTCGACATCGGTCACGGTGTCGCCGCTGTAGAACTCCTGCGAGTAGACACCCGCGACCGCAATCAGATCGGCGCCGCCCGCGGCCTGCGCGGGCAGGGTGGTCGAGTAGATCATGGGAACCTCACTGCCAGGTATTCATCGGGCTATCAATGGAATTGGTCGACGGGTGGGGTCGACGGCGGCCGCCGCGATAACCGTTCGGTCGTCGCGGCGGTCGCGGAAGGTTATGGAGCGTCGACGACATACTTTCGACGCGGCTATCTCGCTGTCAGTTCGACCGGCCCTCAGCGCGGTAACCGCTATGCGGAACCGGCTATGTAGTCCGACATGTCGCTGAGGTCGGGCGGCTCGTCCGACCCGTCCACCCACGCATCGATCCGCGGTCCGGCGGGTACGTCGACGCTGAAGAAGTCACGCAGTACTGTCAACGCTGCGGCAAAGCGTGTCCAAGCAGCCATCGACTCACCCCGCCCGCGATAATGATCAAAACCGATCCTGCCATTCGCGGTATTTCGGATTCTCGAGCTTGAGTTGAAAACCGAATTCATATCCCAGGAGTTCGACGACCACGTCGGGCCGAGCCCACTTCATGTTCGGCTCTCGCCCCGGACGTTGCGCGGTCGGCGAACCGAGCACGGCAATCATCTCCTGGCTCAGGTCCGCGAAGTGATCGACGAGTTCGGCGGTACGCGCAGGGTCGGCATCCTCGACGTAGTCGGCGAGGAAAACCAAGATATATTTCAGATCATTTCCGAAGAATGCCTGCGCCAGCGGCTCCTCGATCCGAAGATTCGTCACCAACGTGGCACCCAACTCGCGCCTGTTCTTAACGTTCCAACCTGCGGACGATGTGAAACGGTCAACGTCGTCAACCGTCCATGTCCATTCGAAATCTGCCGCAGTTCGAGCGATCTGAACTACGTCGGCTATATCAGCGTTCACAGGCCAATCATAACGACACCGTAGTTTTATCGTCGGTCATGGCTGAACACCGGAAGGCGATGAGTTAGGCCAGCTCGGATCGCGACCTGGTCGATCGGATCATGATCTCGTCCTGTCATCGGAGATCGGTTCCCTCCGGATTTCGGGTAGCGCTCAGCGTGGATGCTCCGAGGCGGGGCGCGGTGGTAGCGTCCGGCATCGTGGGCCGCTATTTCTCGCCGTACGATCTGTCCGACCTGCACAGCCATGCCAACGGTGCGGGGTTCGCGAAGGTCGACGCGGCGCTGGTCGCCGCGGGCTTACCTGGTCTCGACACGATTACCGGCGGCGGCGGATTCGAAGAGAGCATGAGCATAGATTCGGCGGCCTTCGAGGACCTGTGCGCGGAAACGCTACCGTCCCTACCGGTTACGCCGATGCCGCGTCCGACCGGAGGAATAGACAGCACGTTCGCCTGCGACTACGCCGACATCCTGCTCCCCGTGGCGTTCACCGGATTGCTGCCGGTGCCGGAGGTCTATGACAACGGCTTGCTCACCATCGCGTCGGCGAACGAGCTGCGCGCCCAATGCCAGGCTCTTGCGACGGTAATCGGACTCGACATGTCCACCATTCCGGAACTTCAGCCCGAAGGGTATCGGTTCGACGACTGGTACGACACGTTGGAGTATTCGGAAGACCCGTCCGCGCCCATCGCGCAGCGTGAGCCCGAGGCCGCTTTTTACGTCGGGCTGTTCAGTGCCATAGCGGATTACAGCATTCGATACAACGCGGCGGTGCGTCTCTGACCGGGGCTCGTCGCACGGGTCGCTGCCCCGTGCCCCACACGAGCCCGCCCGGTCAGCGTGTCCGCCGCTGTGCGTATTCAGGGAACCGTTCGCGCAAGGCGACATCGAACGCCGCGACCCGTTCGGCCGTATCCGCCATGTAGCTGTCCAGTCCCAGGTACCACTCCATCAGCGCGACCGCAGTATCGCTCGCCTCATTGAGCAAGCACAACACCACCATCGCGCGGAGCCGACGCGGGCCGACGCGCTTCGGTGTGACGCCGGGCGGTGAGTATTGCGCCAAGTCGATCAGCTTGGCCATGCTGTCGCGCTTTCCGAACCAATCGGCGGCCTGGTGGGCAACGACCCTGGTGAACCACTCCACCTTGGCCCCTACGCCCGCCGCGTCGAGCATGGGACGACCGACTGACGAGTCAGTGCTGCCAACCAACGTGTCGAAGCCTTTGGACTCGATGACGTCGAGAAATTGGCCATCGCGAACATCGCGTTCAAGAAGCGCGTCGGACGGCATGGTTCTGAATACCTCACCTACGCGCGGTGCGAGAAGATCCGTCGAACCGAAGACTTCGAGACCGCCTCTACTATGCCGGTCCAGACCCATGCGCACGATCGGGACAACGTCGGGCATACCACGGTCTCGAGCAGCGAAATAGACACCGCCTGCCGGATCGGGATAGTCGTATCGCACATAGCCGAGCGGCTCCATCGCCTCGGCCGCGGCGACGGTCATCATTTCTTTCAGAGTTTCGATCTTACCGGCCATACGGCTCCACCTCTCTCCATACTGGCCTGACCCGGCCGTGGCCGTCTTGTCGGAAACGACTGCCCTACAAGTCTCCTAGGCACCTTTTGCGCAGGAATTGCAATGCTTGATGTGCGTACCGCTGGTCAGTACCGACGCAAGTTCCCACATATTGTGGACCTCGACGGTCCTGGCAGCGATATCGACCGTCACGGATCCAGCTCATTGGAGCAGTTGCGAATCCATACCGGAATATTGCTGTCAACGCGCGGATAGGCCGCCAACTCGTCTTCTAGTTTTTGCGCATCTATCGGCATTGCCCAATCCGGAATCACCGATTTCGAGAATTGTGCCCGATGGCGGTCCGGAGCAGTGAGACAGATCTGCCCACTCAACCATGCTCCAGCCAATGTGTCGTAGGAAGCCTTCTTGTGCTTTAACAGTAACAATTGCAGAGTTCGCGACGGCCGTATATTCAGTATGGAGCCGTCTGCGCTATCGACGCGGATACTTCCGACACCCCGCCCGCCGACCAGCACCACTTCCCAAGCTGCCGAGCGCCAGCCCGCCGGAAGGGCGGCAAGGATCTCGTCGGCAATGGCGCGTTCGATCATCGCTAGCCCGATCTCGTCGGATGCCAGCGACTCCCAGTGGGCACCGATGCCCTGGTCGGCCATGTTGCGACTGACCGAGGAGAGAAAGTCCGTGATCGCCTCGGGTGGTCGGGTTTCACTGAACAATACGATCTCGATGCCGCCGGTCTCGAGCCCATCCGCGTCTGCCAGCCGCTGTACGTAACCAGAGCGAATAGCATGGAGATAGAAATTGAACTTCCGGATGAAGTCTTCGATGAGAACCGCTGTGTCCTCGTCTTTATAAGGCCGGTCCTCGATCATCGCCAAGGACAGTCGGCCGTCGGCGCTCAGCGCGAGCTGATCGATCGACCCGTATTCGATGATCGCCATCGAACCTCTTTCCGGATCCTGGAGCTGCCCGCCACCCTGCCGATCGGCAACGGAGGCATGACTCCGCGGAGCCTAGAGCTCAATCTCCGCGTGCTTGTCGGTATTCTGGAAACCGCTCGCGCATGGCGGCATCGAAAGCCGACGCCTGCTCGATCGAGTCCCATTTATGAAAGCCGTCTCGGCGTAAGTACTCATCGATCAAGGCCGCCGCATCGCGTGATCGGCCGTTCAACGCACACAGGATGACGATTCCCCGTAATCGCACCGGATCGGGATTCGCCCGATCCAGACCGGTCAAGTTCGGCAGTAGCGCGAGTTCGAGTAAAGCGCTCACACTGCCGCGCGCCGCGAACCAGTCCTCGACCGGACCGGCGAGCAACCGGGTGAACTCGCCTACCCCGTCAGCGATCGCCGCCTCACCGGCCACCGAGATCTCGCGCGGATCCTGCGGATGTTCGAAGAACCCGAACAACACCGACTCCAGAAAATTGGGTTCGGCACCGCCGCCGGCCAACGCCGCACCGGGCATGTCCCGCAAGACATCCGCGACGGCCGCCGACACGATCCAAGCCCGCGCGTTGATACCGACCCCGCCAAAGCCATCCTTTTGAACGGTCGCCATGACGGCGGCTGTCATATGCGGACACCCGCTATCAGCCTTGGCACACCACACCCTGCCCCAGGAAGGCTTACGCGAACCCGGCTCGGCGACATCCATCCCGTCGAGCGGTTCACTGGCTACATAGCCCGCCGCGAGTGATGCCTCGGTCACAGCAGCAGCAACCAACTTCGTCAACCGCGCCGTACTGACAGCCACAACAGTCCCCTCTCCGAGCAATCATCACACCTTAAACCAAGAAATCGCGCCGAGCAGAGTGTCCCGCGGCTCAGCACAAGTGGGCTCCGTGTGTCATGAGCTGCGATTCCTCAGCGCGAGAGAGCCGATTGCCGTCGCCGATTCGGGTGGCGATGGTGACCGTCATGGATTGATCCACCTGCTGTCCACCACGACGGAAGACCGGATGAACGGCTGCGGTGGGAAGCATGGGCAGGGCAGCTGCCAGCGACGACAGTGCGTTCGCGCCGGCTTCGACCACGCCGGTCAAGTTGTCGACGGGCAGAGCAAGAGCCCCAGCAATATTTTCCGCCTGTGGCCGTCCGCCATTACCGAACAGTGCCTGCTGGAGGGCCTGTTGACTTGGCTCTACGAGCCTGAGCCCCTCGAGCGCGAGGCTTCTAGCCTCATAGTACGCAGCGTCCACGTACCGGCCCGACTCGAAAGCGCGACGAGCGGCTTCAGCATTCAGTGCCGCAGTGGCGCCGAGCGCCGAGTCGCGCCACTTGGGATCCGTGGCCGTACCGTCGACGAGATTTCCGAAACCGGTGTCATCGGCTGCACGCTGCAAGATATCATCCGTCGGACCCCAGCCTTCGTTCCATCGCACCGTCTCGACGCCCGATACGGTTGCCTCGGCCGGGTTGATTTCGAGGTCTCGAAGAGCCTGAGCGAGGTCAGGATTCTTGGCGGAGTCTATCTCGAGATACTTGCCACCGTCTTTGTAGTACCGGTACCCCTCGAATTGGTCCGGCCGATACGGGGACGAGTTGAATTTCGATTCGACGAGAAGTATTTCGCCGGTCTTCGGATGGACGAAGATAAAGTCCGGTTTGAAGAACTCACCGGGTTTTCCGGGGATGGGTATCTTCGCCTTTTCACCGGCTGCGACCAACCGGTAGCCCTGGGCGAGATATTTCGCACGGGTGAGCGCATCACCGACAAACCCTCGAACGCCCGCGGTGTTGGTGAACCCGGGTGGTGACACATCCCAGGAGTCCTTGGGGTCCATCGGAACCATACCGTCCCGACTGGGTTCGGTGGCTTTCTCCAGAGCCCGCTGCTCGGGTCCAGGAGGAAGTGGCTTTTCGCCCGACGGATTCTTTTTCGCCCATTCAGGCTTTCTGACCTGTCCGCCATTAGGGCCCGATTGGTACCAACCTCCATTCTCGCCTACTCTGATGCCCTCGGGTATGACACCTTCCGGTGCCAGCCAAGAAGGACCGGTATACGGCTCAGGAACGGCCGGAGAACCGTGTTCGCCCGACGGATCTCCTGCTCGAGCATGATTGTCGGGCATTTCGCTGGGTAGAACATCGGTGGAGGGATCCTTGGGATCGAGCATGCCCTCCGGCACGAGCGGGAGGTTCGGCCCTCCGGGTCGAATGGGCGCACCGTCGGGGCTGGAGCCGTCGGGACCGCTGCCGCCGCGATCTCTACCTGGAGCGTCGGCGAGGCCATCGCCGCCCGGCCGGGGCGAGCCCCTGCCGTTGTCTATCCCGAATATGTCGGGTTTTATGGCAAGCCCGTCACCGAGTCCGCCGGGGAATGCGTATTTCCCTGGCGCGGGAACGTACTGTTGCGCCCAGTCAGCGAGCGAGCTGACGCCGTTCACCGCCGTCTCCGGCAAGCCCGGCGGCAGTTTCCCGCCGAGTTTGCCGAGCCCCTTGGGGCCGAGCAACGTCAGTCCGCCGAAGGTGGCGTTGCCGAGAGTCTCCGCGGGGTGTTCGGAGAAGCCGGTCCAGTCGGTTCCGATGAGGAGTTCCGAGGTGGCGTTGAGCGTCCCCAAGGCATCGTCTTTGAAGGTATTCGCGTCGACGCCGGGAGCACCGCGGGCGTATTCGACCGCGTCGATCCCGAGCATGGTGACACCGGTGCCGACCGTCGCGAACCCGAGACCGAGACCGAGCCACGCCTCTTTGGCACTGCCTTCCTGGCCGGCCAGGGCTTTTATGCCGTGGTACAGGCCTGCGGCGCTCTCCCCGATGCCATCGCCGAAATTGTCGGCACCATCCAGGAACTTCTGCCACTTGCTGCGCGTATCCGGCTTTTCTTCCTCGGGCCGTGGGCCCCGCTGCTCGAGCACCTTTCCGGACTTGTCCAGCAGGATGTAGGAACCGTCGTCGCCTCTGCGAACCGTCGTTCCGTCTTCCCTGTGCTCCAGGTAGTAGCCGGTGTTCGGCTTATCACCGATGTATTTGTCGGTCGATGCGTTGGTTTGCGGGTTGTAAGTTCTGAAATGCGTTCCGCTGTTGGTCTTTTCGGTGTTCGTCCAGAATTGCCCGCCGTCGAGCGACGGCGAGACATCCCAGAGCAGACCGCCACCGCCGGGCATTCCCCCGGCGGCGTACCAGCCATGGCCCGTGCTGTCGACCTCACTCTTCTGATTGGTGACCATCCCGCCGTTCTCGGTCGGGTTGGATCGCCACTGAGTGAGAACTCCGTCCTTATTGATGTAATAGTTGTCGACCAGGCCACCGCCGTGATCCTTGGTCTGGAGCTGCCCGACGACCTGGCCGTTCTCGACGAGCGGAAAGTTCTGCTTCAGGTCAGGACTCAGGCCGTAGACGCTGTCCGGAGCGCCCTTGGTCGACGTCCCAGGGTTGTAAAGCTGTGCATAAGCGTTGGATTGGCCGGTGTCCTGGCCCGTGTACACGGCGGTGCCACCGGTGACGTCGGTCCACCGCTGCCAACCGCCGGCGCCGTTGGACACCACCCGCGACTGCGCGAGGACGGTGCCATCCGGAGTGGTGACGGTTTGGTCGACGGTTTGGTTTCCGTTGCCCTTCGGGATCGTGTAGATGACCGTCTGGCCCTGGTCGTTCTTCCCGGTCCAGGTATCGCCTTCTTTACGTCCGGTGGTATCCGGCATACCGCCGAGGTCGTTGTTGCCCACGGCTCATCGCCTCCATTCGGGATGTCGGCTCCGCACAGCGGAATTGGGGGTGTGCCCGGCGCGGGCGATGGGTTGTGGGCAGCCGCAGGAGGGCCAGCGGTTCAGCTCAGTGCTCAGTGCTCGGTCGAGCTGAATTGGTCGATGAGGCTCTGCATCGACCGATCGCGACGTTCGTCGCGAACGATTTCCAGTGCCGACGTCGGGCGCGGCATCGGCCTGATCTGCGGTGGATCGGCCCCCGCTGCGGCGATGACCGCCGCTTGGACTCCCTGGAGCGCGTCGATGATGGACAGCAGCAGGTAGGAGTCGATGGTGTAGCCCTCGGGGGTGGGGCCGGACGGCTCGGTCGGAACTTCGTAGGAATCGACGTCCAGCGGTGTTGCTTCCTCGACGGCGAGAATCTGTTCGGCGAGTTCGCGATCCATCGCGAGCGCCGACTTGTAGTGCGAGCCGTGCGGCAGCCGGTCTTTGAACGCCCAAATGGTGCGCCAGTCGCGGGTGCGTAGTCCGTTGGGCCCGAAGCAGTCTCGGACATCGATGCCGCGCTCGAGTAAGTCGTAGTCGAGCGCGGCACCGAAGCGGTCCCAGAACTCTACGAGCCCTCGGATCCCCCCGGCAGCTCCGTGGCGCCCTGGCCGAACATGTGCGCGTACAGGTCTCGCTGGAAGGCGTACCACTCGTCGAGTGGGCGTTCGGCGAACAACTCCTCGACGGCCTCGTGCTGGTCGCCGAGCACGATGGCCATCTGCTGATCGTCGTCGCGCACCTGGCGCAGCGCCAGAACCTGACCGCGGGTGACTGGGGCGATGGTGATGTCCTCGGTCAGCCGGTAGGGAGCTCGGCGGCGCGGGGCCAGCTCCTGCCGGAGCTCGAAGAAGCGGCCGCCTGTTTCATTGTGCGGGGTTGCCATGGGGGGTCTCCGGATTTGTTGTGTTACTTGGACTTCGACGCCGAGCGGCGGCGGGCCGGCTCGGACTCGGCCGCGTCTTCGGCTTCGACCTTGAGGCTGTGGCCGAGGGAGTAGACGGCGTTGACGTACTCGGAGGCGTTGGACACCGGGTACTCGTGCTCGCCGTCGGTGAGGGTGACGGGGTATTGAGTGGGGATGGCAGACACCATGACCCGCTTTCTCTCCGGGAATGAACAAGGAAGTGGTGGCGTGCCGCAACCGGAGATACGCGCCACGCCACCACGTTTCAGGGCAGTGGTCAGCTGACGGTGACCGCGCAGGTGGCGGTCATGGCCGCGCCGCCGCCGGCCGGGGTGTAGGACGCGGTGATGGTCGCGGTGCCGACGGCGACACCGGTGACGACACCGCTCGCGGCGACGGTCGCGATCGAGTTGGCCGAGGAGCTGAAGACCACCGAGGAGTTGGCGATCAGGCCACCGAGCTGATCGGTGACCACGAGCGGGGCGGACGCGGTGGTCCGCGGCACCGCGAGGGTGTTCGGCGCGACGACGATGCCGGTCGCGGAGTAGTTGATGCCGGACTTGGCCACGAGCTGCTTCCAGCCGAGGCCACCGAAGCCGTGCGCGACGGCGTAACCGGCGGTGTCGTCCTTGAACGCGACGAGCGTCAGCTTCTGCGCGAGCACCTCGGTCGGGTTCCACTGCTCGCCGCCGTACTTGCTCACGGCGACCTTGGGCAGCACCTTGTAGACGTAGATCGGGGCGGCGTCGTTGCCGTCCTTGCCGATGATGATCGCCGAGTAGTAGGTGATCTGTTCGCTGGCCGGCTGCGGGAAGAAGACCTCGCCCGAGCTGCTGTTGGCGATCACCTGCTGCATGTTCGCGCCGGTGGCCAGGTTCAGCGTGACCGCGTTGGTCTGCTGCGGCTGAAACTCGATGGTGGTGATGTCGCTGGTGACGTCGTTACGGACCGGCTGAAGCTCACCGTAGGACTCGATCGGCGCGGCGGTGATACCGCGAGCGAAGGCGACGCCGGTCTTCTTGTCGATCAGGCCGACGGACTGGTACGCGGCGGGCAGCGGCTGCAGGGACGCGCCGTTGTCGGTCAACTGCGCGGGCGCCGGGGTGTACCACGGGGCGATGAACACAGCGGCGTCGAGCGGCTTGAGCAGCAGCGACCGCTGCGCGGCCTTCAGTGCCGTCAAATTGGTGGCAGGCATGAGTCTCCATTCGGGCGCCCGCACGGGCGGGCATGATTACGGAAGCGGCACCCGGTGGTGCCGAGGGGCCCCGTCTCCGGCGGGGTTCGACCCGCCTACTGGCGGCGGGCTTCGATCGAGAAGGCGATCTCGACCATCTGGTTGAGCGGATCCAGGTCGGGGACCTCGGTCAGACCTCGGCTACGCCGCAGGATCGGCGGGTGGAATTTGAGCTCCTCCCCGGCTGCTTCCTCGGTGTAGTCGATGAGCACGCCGTTCACTCTGGTAGCGGGCGCCGCCAACATCGCATCCCGAATCTGCACGGCGAGTTGCTGTGCTTGCCCACGGGTGGTCCCGAACGCGGCGACGCTCACCTTCGCCTTGTAGGTGATCGCGTTGATGTCCACCGAGCCACCGGTTTGGCGCACCCAGATCAATGGCAGTGCCGATTGCAACGCCGAAGCCGTTGCGGGCAAGGCGGTTACGGTGCCGGCGATCGGGCTGAACAGATCGACCATGAACTGTTCGAAGTCGGGGAACTCCCCTGCGGCGGGATAGGTCGGCATCACACAGCTTCCGGGGCGGGACCGACCGCGACGCTGGCGCCGAGTGTTCCCGACGGCAGTGGCGACGGGGCGGGAACCGGCTGTGCGGCCAAGACGGCCATGGCAACGCCCTGAGCGAGGTTGTACAACACGTCGATGTCGGCCCTGAGCGTCGCGATGCGGGCGACGATGGCCTGGGTGTCGGTGGCGATGGACGCCGCGAGGGCGGTGGAATCGTCGGAAGCGGTCACGATCTTCTCCAGGGTCGGATTTTCGATGGTCTCGGCGGAACGAATAGTGTTGGCGCACTGCGCCTCAGCGTCAGAAGCCGAACAGCGGCAGTACCAGCGGAAGCAGATCGCCGATCAGCTTCACGATGTCTTGGATCACAGCGAGCATCGCCATCACCTCCTCTCGCCAACGGCGCAACAACGTCGCGAAACGGGTGATGGGAATGCCCCCGCCCGCGAGTCCGGAGGGTCTCGCGGGCGGGGTTCCAGCGCCCTCGTCGCGTCTACAACCGCGCTGGCTAGGCGGGAGACATATGAAGCGAGGACGGATTCGCGGCAGGCTCGGCCCGATGGTCAACCACAAAGGTTTTCGGAGGCCGCCGCAGTCAGGGGTTGATCATGGCAGGTGAGCCATGTAAGTGGCGGCCGCGTTGCTCAGCCGCGGGGTGCGTGCGTGCGCGGAAAAGTTGCCTTCCGGCTTGATCACGTTGACCGATATGGTCCGGTCGACTTGCACCCCGCCGGGGAATTGTTCGGCGAGCGTGCGAATCTGAGGTGTAGGTAGAACCGGCAGCGGCGCGTTCTTCAGCATGCTCTGCACCAGATCGCGCTGCGCGCCACCGAGCGCGGCGGTGGCTTGACCGCCGAAGGCCTGCACCACGCTCGCGGCCTCACCGGCCATGCTGGTCAGTGCGGTGAACGCGGTTGCCGCCTCGCCCATGCCACCGGTGGCGGCCGCGAAGAGCGCTTTGCCCGCGCCGGCGCCCAGGTCGCGAGCGATAGTGGGCCAGTTGAGGAAACGGCCGATGATGCCGGGCTTCTGTACCGAGAGCGGCCCGTCGTCGTAGTCCCGGCGTTCCTGTTCTACCTCGCCGCCCTCGGCAAGGCGTAGCCACGGCCTGCTGTTCGGTCCGGCGAGCGGACCGCCGAACCGGACCTGACCGCTCGTCGGTTCTCCGCCTGCGGTCGGGTGATAACCGGGAATCATGATTCACCATCCATTACATACTCGGTGCACCGGCGAACCAGATCACTCACGGACGCGCGACGAATCGGGGACGATGCGGCCCGCGGCGATCAAAGTGTTGAAAGCCAGCGCTTTTCGGCGACAGTGGTCTGTGGAGCAGGCACGGTGGACTTGCATCGACTCGTGCGCGTGGTCGATGGTGAGCGGGGCGGCGGGGGTGGCATGGTCGGCCAGCTCGAGCATCGCCAGGACTGTCTTGTCCATGTCGGACCTCAATGTGTTGAAAGGTTCACGGCGCCGGTCGTTTTCAGCGGCCGAGAGAGCGAAGCCCCACCCCCGATCAGGTGTATCGGGGGTGGGGCGAAACGCCCCGGTCGCTTCTTCCGTCTGCTACCGCGAGCGAGAGGTCGGCGGGAGACGGGAGCGGTAACCGGGGCGGGTATGTGGCAGGCTCTTGCCCGCTGTTCATCGATGTCGAAGAATTTTCGGGGGCATGCCACACGGTGGGGGGCAGAGTGAAATGTGCTCTGCTGCCGCATTGTTCGTGGCCCGGCCGGAGACTCGGCGGGGCCACGACGAATGGGGGGTGTGAAAGTGATTGGTAGTGCGGGGTTTTCCCGGTGAAGTTCGGGATGAGGGCGCAGCTCTGGCGCTGCACAAAGTTTCACCTAAAGCGTGGCGGATGTCAACCCCTGCATACGGAATTCGTTCGAAAATGCAGGTAGATGGCTACTTTCGAGCAGTCGGAACATGACGGGTGACGGACTCGGAAACGACGATTGCCCCGCCTCTGGTGAGGCGGGGCAATCATGTCTGTCCGTCCGGCTGATACGTCCCCTGATGAGGGTCAGGACATATCGGCGCTTTCCGCTACGTCGTCTCGGCCGAGCCCGTGGTGATCAGCTTCAGGAGGTCGATGATCAGGGTGGCCGAGCCGGTGTCGGTGTCGGCCGCGCCGGTCTTGGCGGAGCCGGTACCCGAGCCGGTGCCGGTGTCGGCCGAGGCCAGGCCGGAGCCGGCCAGGGCGATGCCTGCGGTGGCCGCGAACACGACGCCGAACACGCGAATCTTGCTCATATAGGAATCTTCCCCTTGAAGAATTAGGTCCTCCATCGGCGACCTGCTGGTTGCCGAGCGAGCTTTGTTGTATCACGGGGTTTTCTGACCCAGCGACCTTTCAGCCACATCCACGAATTCGGTGTAATTGCCCACTGTTAACGAAGCATGCACATCGAAGATTCGGAACAATGCCCGCGAATCAGGCTTGTCGCGGTGACTTCTACGGTCTGACGTGGCGCGCGGCATCGAAGTCACATATCGGCATGTTGACGCGCCGCCAGTACTGTCGAGGAACAGGGCGGGCCAGTGTCGGCGTTGCGTATCCGGCAACGAGGGAGCATGGGTCCGAAATGCTTCGGACACCCAGTAATTCGAGAGTTATGCTGTGATTCATTTCATACGACAGCACTGTAACTTTCGGCCGCGCACGCCGATCGCCCGCGAGACGTTCCCCGTGCCAAATCAATTCGCGTCGGCCCGCGAACGCCGCCGCGTCGGATACGCGAGATGCTCGTCCAAAACCGGACCGACCACGTACAACTCGGGCCATCCCGGAGCCCACGGCCCGGGCAGCGGCGCGATTTTCCGCGCGTTCCTGAGTGTTTGGATCCGCCGGACGGTGAGTCCGTGATACTCGGGGCCGAGTTCCTTTGCGAGCGCGGCGATCCCGGACGCGTTGAGTCGATGCCGCCGAGCCCGCCGCACCATCTCGTCGTCGAGCACGACCGGCGCCGCCGGCGGGCAGACTATCCACAACGCGGCCTGGACCACCGTGCGAATGTCCTCGGGTGCGCCCTGCGCGCCCTCGGTCATGGCCAGCGCGATGAGGTTTCGGTCGAGCCAGCGGGCCAGGTCGGGGGTGGACGTGGCGCCCGTGTAGTCGAGCCCGCGCTGCTCGCAGACCAGCCGCACCCACGACACGAGCACCGCGTGCAACTCGTCGGCGGCGCGGGAGGCGGCGGGGTTGTAGGGCAGCGGCTGCTCGCTCGGCCTGCGGTTCATCCGGTAGTCGCCGCGAGTGCTGAGCCGGGACTGACGGGTGGTGGAGATGATCAGATCGGCTGCGAGATCGGGGATTTCGCGTAGCAGCTCGGCGAGCGCGCGGAGTTCGGCGCGGTCCAGGTAGAGGTGGTTCGGGTG